TGTTACCCCCATGAAAAAGCAGAGGGCGTGGGTGGCTGGCTGACCTACGGGCTTTCGCCCCAAGCGCCGGATGATGCTCCGGCTCGCCCAAGGGTCCGCGCATGTCAAAGCGGGGCCGGCGCGGCGGTGAGCGCGGCGTCGTGGCGGTAGTGGTGGAGCACCTTGGGGATGTGCAGGTGGTTGCGGGCGAGCGGGGCGACCTGCTCCACCCATGCGCGGTCTTCGCCGTAGTTCACCTCCGTGAAGATGCCCTGCTGCGCGAGCGCGCGCCGCCACGCGCAGACGTGCCAGGGGCGACGGCGGGCCGTGCCTCCGGCCTGCCATGGCTCATCCACGCGGCAGGCGGCGTCGAAGATGATCCGTCCCTCCACGCCATTGATGACGGCGATCTGCTCGAAGGTGACCACGTCCGGCCCGCTGGCGCAGCGGGGCAGCAGCTCGGCGAGATAGTCCTCGCTGGTCCAGTCGTCGTCATCGACGAAGGCGACGTAGTCCCCGCGCGCGATGTCGAGCAGGCCCTGCCGCTTGGCCCCGACCGGGCGGGCGCGGTTGTCGGCGAAGGCCAGCACCTCGACGCGCGGATCGCGGCCCAGGCGGTTGAAGAGGACGCCGAGCTGATCGAGCCGGGCGGGGATGGATGGGATCAGGATGGAGAGGAGCGGGTTCATGGATGGATGGGAAAGGAATTGCCCGCACCGGCCGCGGAAGTGCGGTGGCGGTTGACCCCGGGGTCCGCATTCCACGACGGAGGCAGGGGCTGGGCGGTGAGTGCCGCGGGCAAAGTGGTCATGCGAGGGGCGTGCGCTGTAACAGGGTGAGGCCGTGGCGGAGGGTGTGCATGGAGTGAAAGTCGATGCGGCGGAGGCCGTGCCAGCGTTCGAGGTAGGCGGCGAAAATGGGCTCGGCGGGCTGGTGGATTTTGCCTTCGGGCAGGGTGATGCCGGAGAAGGCATGGTGGATGGGTTCCATGTGCTCGCTGGCCCACGTGCCGGTATCGTGGATGAGCACCCACGGCGGGACGCTGCCGAGGCGGAGGAAGGTCTCGACATTGGCCTGCGCATCGTGGGCGGCGTCGAAGAAAACGAGATCTACCGAGCCGGTGAGCGCGGGATCGAAGCCGCGCATGTCCCCCTCGATGGTCCGGAGACGTCCGGCGGATTCCGCTGCGAGCTGGTGGACGGCGGGGCGGATGAGGACATCCATGGTCCAGACGCGGGGCACGCCGGCTTCGAGCCAGACGCGGGCGCTGTGCCCCTCGGCTGCCCCGAATTCCAGCACGCTCTGCGGGCGGACGGCGCGGCAGAATCCGTAGAGGAAAAGCGCCTCCTCCTTTTGGATGGGGCCGAGGGCGCTTTCCGAGTAGTCGGCGAGCCAGTCGAGATTCATGGCAGGGGCGTTTTGACCGGATGAAGGTATTCGTAGCCGGCGGCGCGAGCGGCGGGGATGTCCTCGGGCGGGTGCGCGTGGGCGCTGGGCAGGAGTGGGGTGGGCACGCGGGCGGCGGTGGCTACACGGGCGAGCCAGCGGTCGAGGAGGGCGTCGTCGCCTTCGCCGGTCGGCACATCGGCGGCGACGGCGAGCAGGGCGCGGACGGCGGGGCGGTCGAAAACCCACGGCGAGAGCAGGGCGAGCGGGGATTTTTGCCCGACCCACACCCACTTCACGGAAAGGATGCTGCGGAGCGGCGGGACGGGCGGCGTGGTGGCGCTGGTGAAGGTGTCCCATTCGGCGATGATGAGGGTGTCCCATTCGCTGCGCTCCAACTCTGCGCGCAGGATGCGGAGGAATCGGCCTTGCACGGCGGCACCGGCATGGGCGTCTTCGCCTTCGCGGGGCAGATCCACGGCGAGGTTGCCGCCGGAGAGGGTGCGCCAGCCGGGCGCGTTGTGGGCGAGGGTAAATCCGATGACTTCCTGATGCGCCATGAGGACCACTCGCGGGCGGCGGCTGCGGCTGGGCGTGGCGCTGCGCAGCTCATCGAGGATGCGCCTGCCTTCGGCATAGCGCTCGGGGGCATTGCTAGCGGCGGTGGTGGGGTGCCAGGGCTCGCCGGTGAAGACGGGGTGGCGGTGCTCGAAAAGGAGGTGCGGGGCTTCGATGATGGCTCCGTGGGCGGCGGCTCGTTCGGTGAGCCAGTTGTCGGAATACATGGAGAAAAAGGCGGGGTGGAAAAGGTGGCCTTCCTGCCGCCACCAGGCGCGGGTGACGATGGCGAGGACGATGAGGCCGTCGGTGCGGTGTCCGTCGGAGACGCGGAGGACGGCGGGGACGGTGGTCACGCCGAGGGCGTCGAGGATGGCGCGGTCCCAGCCTTGCGGGGGGATCATGTCGTCGGAGACTTGGACGAAGACTTCGCCGGCGGCGACGGTCGCGGCGATGTTCCATGCACCGCAGGGGCCGCCGTCGTGGGAGTCCTGAATGATGTGGCGGAAGCCGCCGAGTGCGGGGCCTTCCGTGTCGTCGGGATCGAGGCCGAAAATGTGCTCGATGGCGTCGGGATCGGCGGCGCGTTCGAGCCAGAGGGCGCGGGTCTCGATGGCCTGCTGCGCGCGGCCGCGGGTGGCGTGGAGAAGGGAGATGCGGGCACCGTGCCGGCGGAAGTGATTGGTTTCCAGCGCCTCGGCTTTGGGGAAGTTCCCCTGGGTGCGCAGCACGCGGGCTTGCTCTTGGACGAACTGCCAGCCCCACATCTTGCGGCGGAGATTCCACGGGGCGGGCTGCGGGAGCGGGAGGCGCTCGGCGGCGCGGAGGTAGGCTTCGGCGCGGGCGGGATCGTCGGCGTTGAGGGCGAGATTCGAGAGCAGGACGAGGGGCTCGCGGCGGTGGGGGCATTCGTGCCAGGCGAGTTGGAGCCATTGGGCTTTGTCGGCGGGATCTTCGGCGACCATGGAAAGCGAGAGCGCGCACTCGAAGCGCTCGACGGGACCGGCGTCTTTCAGCAGGAGGAACTGCTCGGCGGCGAGCGCTCCTTCGGCTTTGCGCCCCATCGCGAAAAGCTCGGCGAAGAGATGGTAGCGGAGGGAGGTGGTGAGTTTGTCGGGCGGGAGGCTTTCGAGGATGCGGAGGTTGCGGCCGTTGCGCGCGGCGGGCGGGCGCGGGCCGGGATCGTGGACGATGCGGCCCTCGGCGCAGGTGGCGGTGCGCCACTTGGCGTCTGGGTCGATGGGTTCCAGGCATTCGTGGACGGGCTGCGCCCAGCGGGCGATGCCGCGGCGGACCACGCGCTCGCGGGGGTTGTCGAGCAGGCCGGCATCTGGGACGCAGTAGGGGGTTTGCAGCATGTCGAAGCGGTCGCCCTTTTCCTCGATCGCGGCGCGGATGGCGGCGGCGGCCTCCGGGGTGATGATGTCGTCGGTATCGGCCCACATAATCCAGTCGCCGGTGGCGAGGTCCCATGCCTGATTGCGGGCGGCGGCGAAGTCATCGACGTGCGGCCAGTTGGAGGGACTATCGCCGCAAATATGGTGGTGCCCTGATTCAGCCACGATTGTCTTAATGCGATTGTGATATTCCGCGGTGACGCATCCACGATCGAATGCGATTTCAAGGCTGGCATCCGGGGGCTCATTGCCGATGGCGCGGACGACGATGATCTCGTCGGCGACCTGCCAGAAGTGATCGAGGAAGCGGTTCATCATCGGCGCGCCGATGTTGCCGGTGATGATGGCGAGGGAGATTTTCTGTGGATTCATGGGTGCAAAAGGAAAGCCCGACCGGGCTAGCGGTCGGGCTTTCGGGTTTTCTTTTGAGGCCACTGGGAGGCCCCGGAGAAACTCCGCCGCCGCGCAGCTAGCCTTGCGCAGCGGACGTTGAAGGTGGAGTTACGGCTTGGTCGCGAGGGCCAGGTTGAGGGTGATCGCCTGGGTCATGCCGAAGAGCACTTCCATGTTGATGTGATGCTTGCCCGAGCCGGGGTTGTAGTGCCGGCGGTAGGTGAAGGCGAAACCGGTGCCGGGATCGCTCAGTTCCTCGTAGGCGGCGAGCATGGAGAGGTCCTGCGGGCGCTTGAGGCGCATGGCCACGGCGATGGCGTCGGGCGTCTGCGCCCAGGCGGTCAGCGAGATGCCGTTGGTCGGGATCTGGTTGAGCGCATAGACATCGAATCCGATGGCGCGCGGCACGCGGCCCTCGCGGATGGCCTCGGCTCCGCCGTAGTTGATCGCGGCGTTGAATGCCGTGTTGCCGAGCAGTGCGGTGTCCTCGATCTCCACGGGGATGAAGAGCGAGCGGCGGTCCACGCCGGCGTCGCGCTGTTCGAGAACGAGCTTGAGGGCGCGGAGGGTGGTGAGCGTCCAGCTTGCGGTGGCGAGGGTGGTGACGATCGCGCCGAAGTTCACCGAAGTGACCAGCGAGGTGATGCGACCGAAGACGCGGTTGAAGAGCGCGGAACCGGCTTGCACGGCATAGACCTCGGCGCGGGCCGGGGACTGATTAAGCGCCTGGAGATCGGTGATGTCCACGGGCACGATGTGGTTCTCATTGAGAGACACGGTGATCGCGGAGACGTTGCCGCCGGACTGCTCGTAGGGGTTGCCCGAGTTGTCGGCTTGGCTGAAGGTCGTGGCGGTGGCGGCCCCGATGAGCGGGACGGCGATGGCGTCGCCCACGTTCTTTGCCTCCATGCTGAAATCACGGGCGAACGCGCGGAGAGGCGCGAGGCGCTTGGTGACCTGGTTGAGAATTTCCCGGGAGAAAATCTTGTCGTCGAAGTTGATTGTAGCCATAAAGTCTTAGGTTGTTGGTTGGTTGGTTGGTTGCGGGCGAGAGAGAGGGGTTACGCGGCGGCGTGGCGGCGGGCGGATTCGCGGCGGATGACGGGGCCGAGGGTGGCGTCCTGAAACATGCGCGTGGCCTCGGCGGAGTCGGCGGCGGCGAAGCGGTCGTAGATGGCCTCGTCGGAATCGGCGACGGTGCCGGAGGGCTCGGTGGGGATGGCGGGGACGCCCTGGCTGGCGGCCAGCTCCACGGCACGGGCTCCGGCGCGGGCCTCGAAGGCGGCGGCGAAGGCGGCGGGCGCGGTCTCGACGGTGATCGCAGCGAGGGAATCGGGCGTGAGCCCTAGGACGGAGGCGAAGGCGGAGACGAGAGCCGTGAGGCGGGTGCCGGTTTCTTCGGCGGTGGCGAGCGTGGCGCGGACGGCGGGGATCTCCGCTGCGAGGCCCTCGGCGGTAAGGGCGCGCTGGGTGGCGGTGGCGAGGTCGTCGGTGAGGGTGGAGACCTGCGCGGCGGAGGCGGCGAGGTCGGACTCAAGCTGCGCGACGCGCTGCTCAAGAGTGGCGGAGGAGGAAAAAAGGCCCATGTTGTCTTCGGCGGGTTGTCAAACGGAAAGCAGGCCCTCGATGGTGCAGACATCGTCCACCAGCCCCCGGGCGAGGGCTTCGGTGCCGAGAAAGGACTGACCTCGCATGGAGTCCTCAGCGATGGGGCGGCGCGCGGTGGCGGCGGCACGGAATTGCACGCCGATGGCGTCGATCTCCGCCTGGATGTGCGCGGCCTGAGCTTCGCTCATGGGGATGTGCGGATGGCCGGCGGCTTTGAGGTCTCCGCTTTTGAAGATGGTGGCCTTCACGCCAAAGCCCTCGATGAGGGCGGTCTCGTCGTAACAGACCTGATAAACGCCGATGCAGCCGACATCGGCGCTCGGGGTGCAGCAGAGGGCGCGGGCCTGCGAGGCGATCCAGTAGGCGGCGGAATCCATCATGCCGGAGGTGTGCGCGGCGACGGGTTTGATCTTGTCGGCTGCGGCGACGGCGGCGGCCAGTTCGGGCGTGCCGGTGACCATTCCGCCGGGCGAGTCGATGCGCAGCAGGATCTCCTCGATCGCGGGATCTGCGGCGGCGGCGCGGACCCAGCCGGCAATCTGCTCGGTATCGGCGAACCCGATCACGCGGTAGATTGGATGCAGTCCGGAGGTGATGACGCCTTTGATGGGGATGATGGCGGTCTTGCCCACGGTCTCCGGCTTGGGCAGGGGCGCGCCGTAAAGGTCCGAGACCTCCCACCACATCTCGTCCTCGTCGTCGTCGGCGCGGGCGGCAAAGCGCGGGTTATTCAGCAGGGCGGCGGCGCTGGCGGCGGCGGCGGCGAAGTGCGGCGGGCGGATGAGGGCGATGGGCGAGGTGAGGGCGAAGGTTTTCATGCGTCAGATGGGGTGGGCTGCACCGGTGCAGCCGAGGCGAGGTTGCCTTCGCTTGCGCCTTGGGTGAGAAGGGCGATGCGGGCGAGGGCGGCGGAGAATCCGAGTCCCGGATATTTCTCGGCGAGGCGCTTGGCGGCTTCGCACTGCGCAGCCATCTCGGCCTCGCGGGCGGGCAGGGTGATGCCGAGGTAGTCGTTGCCGTTCTCGGCGTCGTAGCTGGTGAAGGTGTCGAGCCCGCCGAGGACGTTGGCGCGGCGCTCGCGGGATTCCCGTCCGGCATCCACGGTGATGTCCACAAACTTCGGCTGCCACTCCACGCGGAAGAGCGCCGGGTCGTAGGGGATTTCGCCGCGTTTGATGCCTCGGGAGAGAATCCAGAAACGGCTGCGGGTGAGCTTGGGGAACACCAGGTTGTTGCGCCGCTGCTGCAGGCGCTGGCGGAGGATGGCGAGCACTCCGCGGTAGGCGGCACCGCCGAGCAGCTCGGGCTTGAGGACGATCTCGAAAGGCAGGCCGTAGCCGGCGAAGATGCCGCGCAGGTGAAAGTCGCTCCACTGGGCAATGGTCGGGGAGGGCTGGGCGTGGGCGAAGCTCTTGAATGTCTCGCCGGGGCGGAGGATGGGGATCTTGCCACCGCCGCCGGTGACCTGCTCGTAGGTGACTTGCACGGCTGGCGCAGCGGGTTGGTCGCCACTGGTGGCGACGGCGCTGCGGACGGTCATGCCGCGCGGGGCACCGAGCGGCAGATCGTTGGGCGTTTGCGTTTCGATGATCGCGGCGATCTCGGTGTTCTTTTTCGCCGAGGTCATGGCGAAGCCGAGGATTTCGTAAAGGTCCTGCAGCGGGGCGAGCGCGTGAACGAAGTTGGTCATCGAGCGCAGCTCGTCGGGGCGGTTACGCTCGGCCAGGTAGAGGAAATCGCGCGGGGCGAGGCGGACGGTTTTGCCACCGGGGAGGGCGACGTTGTATCCGGCCTTGCGCCCGAAGGCATCCACCCATATGCCATCGACGCACCGCTCGTCGGTGGTGTCGCCCGTGGTGATGCGGTGGCCTTCGATGACCTGAAGCTTGGCCGCGCCGGTTTCGTCTTCGGTCATGACGTAGCCGAGATCGCCATCGACATCCACGGCGCGGCAGTCGTGGAGGAGCAGCTCATCCATGCTTTCTCCCGCCATAAAGCCGATGGCGCGAGCGCGGGCGAGGTAGTAGGAGTCGTAGAGCTTTCCGAGCGGGCCGGGTGTGCGCGGCTCGAAGCCGGTGCCCACGGTGAGGCGGGCCATGAGATCGACGCCGGCCTTGAGGACGGGGATGTTCACG